CGTTTGCCGTGATGTCGCTTCGGCGCTCGACAGATCCGACTGCAGCTGCACCACGTCCTGAGAGATCGAGGTGATACCGTTCTCGTTGGTCGTGACGCGCGTGGTCAGGTTGGAGATCGCCGTCGCGTTCCCGGCCTGACCAGTCTCAAGGCTCGCGACATCGGCCTCAAGCGTCGTTGCACGCTGAGCCAGCGAGTCGATACCATCCTCGGCATCGGTGACTCGAACCACCAACTCCTCGATCGCGGAGGAACTGCCGCCATCGAGTGCCGCTTCGAGATCCACAATCTGCTGCGCGAGCGCCTCATCCTCAGAAACCCGCGCGAGACGTTCGGTCTGGATCTCGGCCACCGCATCCTCGAGCGCGGCGCCGAGCTGCAGCCGCTCGGACGCCTCGGCCAGCTGCCCCTCCTCCACGTAGGTGTGTAGCTCAGACGCAGCGACCGCAATCCCGGCGCGCAGATCTTCGGAGGCGCGGAACTCGTTCCACATTTCGGTGATCGCAAGCTCGGCCAGATCGGTCGCGTCATCCCCGATGGCGCGCACGGATGCGGTCAGGATCGTCTGCCGCGCGCTCTCGGACTCGAGACCATCCTCCGTGTCCGTGACGCGGGTGGTCAGATCGTCGATCGCGTCGGCCTGCGCCGCTCGCTCGCCATCTGCGCTTTCGATGTCGGTCTGCAGCTGCGTCACCGCCTCCGCCGTGGCCTCGGCCTCGGTCGCGCGGGTGCGCAGGGTGTCTTCGATCTGCGCCACGCTGGAATCGACCTGCGACCTGAGTTGGATCACGTTCTCCGCGACAGCTCCGTCCTGCTCGTCGATGTAGGCCCGGAGATCCTCACGGGCCTGCGCCTCGGCGACGCGGATCGCCTGATCGCTCGCGAACCGTTCGCCCATCTCCTGCACCATGAGCGCGGAGGCGTCCGACAGCTCACCCGGCAGGACGCGGCTCGCCTCCACCGCGCTGCTGACCTCGGCATTGTCGGGGAAGGCAGAGATTGTCTGCTCAGCCGCAGTAAGCCGCGCCTCGGCCGCGTCGAAGGTTGCCGAGGTGACACGGTCGGTGATCTGCCCCTGTAGGCTGTCCAGCGTCTCCGTGACCGTGGTCATGGTGACGAGCCTGCCCTCGACCGTCAGCGTCTCGGTCAGGCTGGTGACGGTGCCCTCCACGGCGTCGAGGGTCTGCTCTGCCGTGGAGATCCGAAGGTCTAGGTCATCGAGAAGCGGGATCTGCGTCGGGTCGAGAACAAGGTCAGACAGCGCCTGGTTCACGTAGGCGACCGAGGCTTTCAGGTCGATCTGTGCACGCGCTGCGTTCAGCTCGATCGACACGTCCGAGACCTGCCCCTCGAGGTACTCATAGGCGGCGATCTTGACCGTCCCGCTTTCCGGGTCGACGTAGATCCCCGCGTCAGAGATCCGCTTGTCGGTCGCAAAGAGGGCCGCCCCGAACTGCGCCAGGAGACCAGCAATGTCGGACGTGACCTCCTCGGCATCTGAGATCCGCGGCAACAGAAGATCGAGCCGCTCGCGCTCGGTTACGATCTGGCTCGAAAGCGAGGTCGGCGCCGACAGCGGCCCGAGCGAGGTTTCGATCGCCCCGATGAGCGACTCGGCCCCGATCCCGTCGAGATAGGCATCGAGCACGTCGAAGGTCGGCACGCCTGACAGGCTCGCGAGGATCCGGTCGCGGAGATCTCCCACCGCGCCCTCCGCATCGTCGAGCGCATCGTCGTGGCGCGAGAGGGCCGCGTCGATCGAGCCGGCCAGATCGTCCGACAGGTCAGCGGGTGTCAGCCGCAGGTCGCTGGTCGTCACGGGCAGCCATGCGCTCCATGTCCGCTGATCCGCAATCGCGGTGACGAAGCTCGCGTGAACCTCGTAGGCGGTCGCCGGCAGGATCCCGTCCGCGATCAGCACGCTCGACGAGGACGCCTCGGCGAACAGCCCGCGCTGCACCACCGCGCCGGTTGCGGCAACACGCACCTCCCACGTCGCGCGCAGGGTGCGGTTGACCGACGGGGTCCAAGCCAGCTCGATCGCCGGACGACGCCCGTTGCCTGCGGCGTCGGGAACGCTCGAAGCGGTCACGGTGGCGGCGATCGCCGGCGGCGCCGGGGCGGCGATGGAGGCGAGAACCGTGTTCGGCCAGTCCTTCCAGCCCCGGGTCTGGCCGTCCGGAGCGACAATCCGCACCTGCCCCTCGTAGGTCAGCCCCTCTTCGAGCGCACCCGTGAGCAGCGAATACTCTGCCCCCGCCAGCGCCTCGCCATAGGTGTAGACGGACGCGGACCCGGCCTCGCGCCAGCGCAGTTGCGTGGTGAGACCTTCGCTTGCCGAGCGCGTCGCGTAGGGCGCGAGCTGCACGGCGATGCGCGGCCTCACCGAGAGATCGGGCAGGATCATCTGGGTGGTGCTGTCCGAAAAGGCCGAGATCACCGCCGGCGCCGGAGGCAGGCCATAGTCCGCGCGCTCGCGGGGGTTCGTCACGACAGGGCTGTAGGTCGGGATCGGGCCGGTAGCGGCCTGCAGGATCGCAGGCACCGCGTCGACACAGGTGATCTTCGCGCTCTCATCCTTGCGCGGATAGATCCCGGTCACGAGCATCTCGGCGCTGACCTGCTCGGTCTCCTCGACCGCCACCAGATCGCCCACCGCAATGTCGGCAGCCGAGACCAGCACCTCTGGCGTCCAGACCCGCGCGCTGGGATCTTCCGGGGAGAGGGCCTGGAAGATCACCTCGCCCTGCACGTTGCGCACGGAAAGGCGGAAGCTGTCGCGCTCGAAATCGAACAGTTCGTCGAGCGTGATCGTCACGACGTTGCCAGACCCGTCCTCGGTGATCGCCTTGATCCGCGCCGCGCCGACACCAATCAGCGGCACGTCATGCACGAAGCGGATCTTGTCGCCCCGTTGCACGCGGATGTGCTCCCAGTCGGCGAAGAAGGTGTGCGTCTCCGGGCGGTTCTCGGCCACGGCGAGGTGATAGCGCCCGAGGCGGTAGGCGTTGCCCTCGTCCTCGTCGTCTGCAGTCACCACCGTGCCGGCCAGCTGCAGGGTCTCAAGCTCGGTCGCGGTCTCGCGGGTGAAGCCGTCCTTCAGGACAAGGATCTCGTCCTCCTCCCACTCGAGCCGCTCGGAACGCGCCTTGACGCGGAAGCCGTGGATCTCGCGCGGGAACGCCAGCTGAGCCTTGTATCCCCATGAGTTGCGAGGCGTGAAGGTCTGGCGCACCGGCCCGGCGGCACCGTCCCGGATCACCGACCAGCGGAAATCGGACAGGGTGCGGCGCGCACGGCCGGCGGCGCAGATCACGTCGAGCACCTCGGCGGTCTGCGTCGGCGTGTCGATCACATAGTCGCAGGTCCAGTGCGGCTCCTGGTCGGCCCACGCCTTGATCGCATCGAGGTCGAGACGGCTGTCGGCCACCGGGCGGCGCTGCTGTGGCCCGCGCAGCGCCTGCGCGTAGAGCCATGCGGGATGGCGCACCGGCTGCGGGCCGGTCCATGCGCTGCCGTCCCAGACCGGGGCCAGCTGCTGCACGATGCCGTTCAGGCTGTCGAGCCGCCCGTTGAGCTGGTCGCTGGCCTTGATCTTGAATGCGACCTCGGCGATGCCCTCCGGGCTGGGCAGCGGCTCGCCGCTCATGCTGCGGATCGCGGTGACCCAAGCGCGGTTCTGGTCGCGCGTGCTGTAGTCGATCCCCGATGTCCGCTCGACCTTGATCGCATACTGCCCCGGCTCCGGGAACGACATCGGCACCGTGTAGCGCAGCGCCGTGGTCGATTTCGCCTCATAGGTTGGGCTGGCGACGAGCACCCAGTCTTCCTCGACGATGCCGCCGGCAACGGGCTGGTAATAGATCGCGAAGCTGGCGTCGTGAGACTCGAGGCCGTCATCCGTCCCATCGTAGAGGCCACGCGAGAACGAGATGTCGACTGAAGCCGCGCTCGACGCTTCGCGGGTGTAGCGCACGACCGGCGCACCGGGCTCCGGCAGGGCGTTCTCGTCGTCCTGCGTGATGTCCTCGGGATAGAGGAACATCGAGTCGGTGCCGTAGCGCCAGCCCGGTTGCACCTCGTGGTATGTCGCCGTCGCCTTGGTGATCGTGACGGCATCGACGCCATTGCCACTGAAGAACGTGAGCCAGTTGTCGGTATAGTCACCTGTGCGAGGCGTCGAGCCGGTCAGCGTCACGCGGTATTCGCGCTCCACCCCATCCGAGTAGCTGGCCGAGGTGAAGGTGCGGGTTTCCTGCAGGCCGCTGAGCGGGTCGTGATTGGTCACCGGGTCCTGGAGCGTGAAGCTCGCGACCTGCGCCCATGAGCCAGAGCCCGCGACCGCTTCTTCCACGGTGAAGGTATAGCCCGACACCTTGTCCTGCGCCGACACATTGATCTCGAGCGTCACCTGATCGGCCGCCGCCCGCGGCGCGAAGGTCCACATCTTGCCAACCTCGGTCAGCTTGAAGCGCGGCTTATTCTCCTCGCCGGTTCGGTCGACCACGAAGGGGGCAAGCCCCGGCATGGCCGCAAGGGTCAGATCTCGATCGACGTTGCGAAACTCAAGCTCCACCTCCGCCGCGGCAAATTCGGTGATCGGGGTGGTGCCGATGCGCAGATCTTCCAGCGCGAGCGGCCCATAGCCGAAGGTCATCCGCCCGTAATAGTAGACATCCTGACCCGCGTTTTCCGAGAAGCCGGTCGCGGTCAGCGGCGGATAGATCCGGTGACGGCCGAGCACGGTCGGAAACACGCCGTAGGGATTGGCCGCGTTCGAGGTGCCGGTGATCGCGTAATTCTGGATCCCCGCGCCGCCCTCGGTTTTTGCCGGCGGGATCAGCGACTGCACGAGCAGCGTGCCGACGATCGTAATCGCGCCGACGACAAGCGCATAGCCGAGCCCGGTCAGGCCCAGCACCGTGCCAGCCACCCAGGTTGCCGCCTGCGGGATCGCCAGAGACGCGATCAGGGCGATCGAGCCGGGGTCGCGCACCGGGAATGCCACCTCGACCCGCGTGCCGATCTTCGGGCGCGTCTTGCCCCACATATCGAGCGGCACCACCGAGATCTCGCCGCCGCGGATCATCGTCACCACCGGCAAGCCATATCGTTCGCTGTCGAGATCCATAGCGCGCACGATCTCCGCGATCGTGCTGCCCACTGGCATCTCGGGCGCGACCACGTCGTGACGGATCGGGTGGCGCTGTCCGACCGCTTCGATATGAGCCAGGTCTTTAGGCAATTCGGTAGATTCCTTCGAGCTTGCCGAGCCAGGAAGCGCGGCGCCAGCATTCGACCCGGCTGTCGGCCACGGCGTCGATATGCAGCATGTCGGTGTTGTCGAGCGCATAGCCGAGGTGCAGGGGGCGCCCGGCCATGCGGAACAGGAGCGCGTCACCCTCCTGCGCGGCGCTCACCCGCTCATAGCGCGGGCGGTAGGTGTCGACGGCATCCTCCCGGACAGCCTCGCGAACGGTGCAGCCCGGGTCAGGCAGATCCCGACCGAAGCGCACGCGATGCAGGGCCAGGAACAAGCCGAGGCAGTCATAGGCGCCCGGGCCCCGCGCCAGCTCGGCGTAAGGCAGGCCAACCCAATCGTCAGACCACATCAGAACAGGCCAGGGCAGACGCTCGGCGTCATCTCGAGAAACCCGAACTGTTCCTCGAGGATCGGCTCGATCGTCATCACGCCGTCGATGCTCAGCGCGTCGTATTCGATGCCGGTGATCTGCACCTCGAACGGGCCCATCTCGACAACATCGGGCGTGGCGGCCAGCACCCAGCTGACCTCGCCGAGCACCTCGTTTCGGACCTTCCGCATCTGACCGATGATCTCGCGGGTGACGTTCTGGGCCGAGAACCGAAGGACCGGGAAACCCTCGTCCTTGTCCTCGGGCAGCGCGAGATCGAACGGAAACGGCGAATAGGTCTCGCCACCATGCACAAGCGCAACCGTGTCGCGCACCCAGCGCACCGAGTCGGCCCAATCGGAGTGCGTGAGCTTGACGATCGGCACGAAGACCTCGGCGCTCTCCTGGGCGTAGGTCGCGGCGAGCAGGCGGTCGGAGAGGTTTCTCATGGCAGGATCTCGAGCGTTGCCGACAGCGTGGCGTCGATCTTGTTGCGGTGCACCCCGACCGAGTACGGGCCGTTAAAGGCATAGCTGTGCGTTTCGCCGGTCAGCGGATCGGTCGCATCGAACGACAGCGCCCCGTCGCCCAAGGTGGTCCGGTAGAACTCTTTGAACGTTTCCAGCTGCGACAGCGTCAGGCGCTCGATCTTGCCCGAAAAGGCCTGCGGCGCGGTGCTCGTGCGACGCCGCCGCTTTGCCGGCCCGACCTCCATCTCGGATCGCAGGATATGCCCATCGGGGCCGTCGAGATTGTATCCCGACCGGCTCGTAAAGAACGGCAGCTCAGAGGGCCATGCGGGCATGTCAGGAACCTTTCGGCGTCGGGCGGATGGCGTAGTTTCGGCGCATGGCCTTGTTTCCGCGGCCGCTGTCGAAGTAATCGTCGATCGCCTGCTCGACATCTAGGTCGAGGCCGCCGCCGCTGGTGCGACGGGTCGAGACCTTGGCGCCGTAATTGTTGATCGTGATCTCTGGCGCGCTCGCGGGCGACGAGCGCCCGCCGCCGGCAGAGCTGGGCGCATCCACAAAGCCGCCGCCATCAGCCCGCTTGGGCAGGCGCATGGTGCGAATGGCCTCCATGAACTCGACGCCGTAGTGATCGACCGCGTCTGCAGGCTGCATGAACTCGCCGCGCGACCCCCAGAACAGCAGGTTATCCTGGCGCTTTCCTCCGAGCCCCTCGAGCTTGCCCTGGGCCCGGGGCACGTCGCGAAACCCGCCACCCTCGGCGCGCTTGGGCAGCATCAGGCCGCCGTTGCGATAGAGCCCGCCCGAGGTCATCGCGCTGGCCGAGGCGCTGTAGCCCCCCGTCGCAGCGCCACCGGCAGCGGCGCCAAACGAGATCCCGCCACCGAAGCCCGAGAAGGCCTGATCCATGAGCTGCGCCAGCTGATCCCAGATCGGGTCGAGCGCGAGCGACCAGAGCTTGTCGAGGATCATCGAGGTCAGATCATCCCAGAACGCCTCCACGCCGGCGCCGCCGGGCTTGAGATTGTCGAACGCGCCCGAGATCTGACCCTTCCAGGCCTCGACATCGGCGGCGGCCTGTTCCGTCGAGCGCGCGATGCCCTCGGCCGTGGCTTCCTCCTGCTCTCGCGCGGCCATGAGCCGGCCATAGGCAGCGGCCTGCTCGTCGATCACCTCGATCAGCCGGCGGCCGTCTTCCGCGAGCGCGGTCTCCGGCTCGATCCCAGCCTCTTTCGCGCGCTTAACCGCCTCATATTGGAAGGTCAGCCGCGCCTGTTCCTCGACCGTCCGACCGGCGAGGTCGGCCTCGAGGCGCAGCTGCTCGAGCTGATCGCGACCGATCGCGACCACGCGCTCGAGCGCCTCGGCCTGCGCATCGAGATCGTCTGTCGTGGTGGCGCCAGCGCTGGATCCCCGGCCATACATGCCCACCGCCTCTGCCGCCCAGGCCGGAACCGAGCCCGAGGTGTAATCGGGCCCCCAGGCGCGCTCGGCCCCGGTGTCGAAATGCAGCGAGTTGCTGTAGACCCCGACGCCGCCAAAACCGGCCACGCTGCGCGCGAGCTTGATCAGCTCGAGCCGCTCGTCGATCGACATATCCGACACGTCGATGTCGAAGGCACGCCCATGCATGTGCTGCGACTTCTTTGCTCCGCCGGCGGCGTCATTCTCGTCCGGCGATCGGTAGTCGGAAGTAATATTGAAAGTCTTTACCGAGGCCTGCTCGAGCACGGCAAGCGCGCGCACCGTCGCCGGATCCATGTTGGTCGGATCGAACTGGGAGCGCGGCTGTTCCCAGGGCCGCATATCGACCGGCTTTGGCGCTGCAGCCCGACCCGCCTGATACTCCCCGTAAACCCGGTTCAGGCGCTCGATCTCCTCAGCCGCCACGCGAGCGCTGTCGCCGGTCTCGTCGAACGGTCGATCGGCTTTCAGATCCTCGGCCATCTCATGGTTGGCGCTCAGCTGATCGTGGATCAGCCCCAGCTGCTCCTCGACGCCCGCCAGTTCGGTGATGTTTTCGCGAAAGCCCGACAGCCCCTCGTCGCGCAGCACCTTGCCGGCCTCGAGCGCCTCGGTCAGAGCGCGCACCAGGTCGTCAACCGCGCTCGACATTTCGGCCTCGCTCGAGGCAGCCTCGATCGCCGCGAGCTGTTCGCCAAAGAGACCGGCCTCCCGCGCAGCCTCTGCCAGCTCCGAAACCATGCCGTTGCCGACAAGCGCGGATCCGTTCTCGCGGATCTCGATCAACCGATCGCGTACCGGCTCGAGGTTGCTCCCGACACCCCGCAGCCGATCGAACTCCTCGAGAAAGTCATTCGCCCTCATAGTCCCGGCCTGGAAGGCCTCACCGACCTCCGCCAGGCTCGCGAGGAAATCGTTGCGCAATTCGTCGGCGAGCGGCTGCAGGTAGTCAGCGACCCCATCTTTCGGGCGATAGCGCTCGAGCGACCCCACGAAATCGTCGATGCCGTCGCCATCCCAGAAGCTGCCGGCCATGGCGCCTCGCGCCTCGCCATAGGTCTGCTCGAGATCCGCACGCGCCTGCTCGAGCGCCGCGCGGCTCTGGTTCAGCATGTTTTGGGTCGTCTCGGAGACCTGCCCCCCAAGGCCCCTCTGTTCCTCGGCCGCGCGCCGGCTGGCTTCCTGGTAGGCATCGAGCGCGCTTGCGGCGCGTGTCGCGGCGGTTTCGGCCCGCTCGACCGCATCCGCCGCGACATCGGTGTCGATGCCGAAGGCGATCAGCGAGCCGGCGGTGATCGCCAGCGACAGCGGGCCGCCCATGATCCCGGTCAGCGCCCGCGCCGCGACCCCGAAGCGCATCATGGGGGCGGCCGCACGGCCAGCCGCCGTGCCGACCCCGCTCGCGGCCCCGGCGATCTCGATCAGCGCGGCGCGAACAGCGACCGCCTTGGCGACCACCAGCGTCATGCCACGGCCGACCAGGTAGACGGTCAAGGCGTTTGCCACGCGCTCGACCACCTCCTCGACCAGCTCGAAATTCTCGGTGAGGTAGCGCAGCGCGTCGGTCACCCGCCGCACCGCCTCCTCGGCGAGGTCAAGGCCGCCATTCTCGACCGCCTCTAGGTTCAGCGCCTCCCAGGCGGCCGCCAGCTCTTTCAGCGCCCCGTCGAGGCCGCGCAGGCGCACCTCGGCCTGTTCCTGGGCGGAGATCTCGCCGATCGCGCTCGAGAGATCTCGGATCCCCTCGGCACCCTGCTTTGCCAGCGCAGCCGCGGTGCGGATCGCATCGGTGCCGAACACCGTCTTGAGCGCCTCGTTGCGAGCCTCCTCGGACAGGCCCGCGAGGCCGTCCTGCAGCTCCTGGGCGATCTCGGCCATCGTGCGCATGTTGCCCTGCGCATCGAAGAACTGAAGGTCGAGATCTTTCATGACCCCGGCGGCCTTGGCCGACTCCGGCGTCAGCCGCTGCAGGAAGGTCTTGAAGCTCGTGCCCGCATCCGAGCCGCTGGCGAAGCTCGAGGCGGTCGCCGACAGGACGGTGAGAAACTCCTCGATCTCGACGCCGGTGGTGCCGGCGACGCCGCCGGCCTGGGCGATCGCCAGGCGCAGATCGTCGAAGCCGAATTTCGAGGTGAAGGCGGCACCGGTGACACGATCGACGATCTCGGGCAGCTTGTCGGCCTCGAGGCCGAATTGCTGCATCAGGTCGGTGACCAGGTCGGCCGCCGGCGCCACCTCGGACCCGAGCGCCCCGGCGAGCGAGATCGAGGAGTCGAGCGCCCCGCCCAGGATCGTTGTCACGTCGAGGCCGTTCTTGGCGAGCACCTCGATCGCCTGGGCCGACTGCGTCGCGGTAAACGCGGTCGTTG